ATGCCCCCGACAGCCGCAGCCGTGCTTTATATATGTTAAATAGTACATACCAACACACAGCCAGCGAGGTGTCATGGCAAAGCTAACAAAGACAAAGCAGACTGAGGTAGAGCAGCTAGTGACGGACGGTCATAGCATAGTGAGTGCTTGTTCATTAGCTAAAGTAAACCGTTCTATGCTTTACAAGCTTATGAAGGATGACAGTGAATTTGAGGCTGTTATTCGTGCGGCGCAGCGACAGAGTGCTGAGAAGTCTTTAGAGGAACTGGATGAGTTGTACAGTGATGCGCTTCACAAGCGTAAGGACTATGATCCTAATGTCTTGCGTGATTATGCTACTCATGTAAGGTGGAAGGCATCTAAGATTATATCTGACCGCTATGGAGAGGCCAAGAGTAGAACTGGTGTAGAGGTTAGTGACGGTACGGTTCGTATAGTTTGGGAGACAGCGGAGCCTAATGCAAGTTAAGATACCTTATAAGCCAAGGCTGCTACAAGCAGAGATGCACCAGAGCGTGAGGAGATGGAACGTACTGGTGATGCACAGACGGTTTGGCAAGACTGTGTGGGCAGTTAATCATTTAATTAAACACGCTCTTACTTGTGAGCTTCCTAGACCAAGGGTTGCGTTTGTAGCTCCTACCTTTACTCAGGCTAAGAGAATAGCTTGGGATTATGTTAAATTTTATGCTGGTGTTATTCCAGGTGTTAGCTTTAACGAGACAGAGTTAAGGGTGGACTTCCCTAATGGCTCACGTTTGATGCTTTTGTCTGCTGAAAATCCAGATAGCTTGCGTGGTATTTACCTTGATCTGTGCGTCTTTGATGAGTTTGGTATGCAAAACCCAAGGGTGTGGGGGGAAGTTGTTAGACCAGCCCTATCCGACAGAGAGGGTGCGGCTGTATTTCTAGGCACACCAGCAGGGCATAATCATTTTTTTGATTTACTGCAAACAGCAAAGGATCAAACAGAGGAAGGCTCTGACCAGTGGTACTGGAAGATTGCCAAAGCAAGCGAGACAGGGCTTGTAAAAGACTTGGAATTGCAAGCAGCCCAATCTCAAATGACACCAGAACAATACGAGCAAGAATATGAATGTTCGTTCACTGCCGCTATTATAGGGGCTTACTATGGAAAGTTGCTATCTGACGCTGATGATGATGGAAGGATTGCAAGGGTTCCATATGATCCCGCTTATCCTGTGCATACCGCTTGGGATTTGGGTATAAACGATTCGACAGCAATCTGGTTTGCACAAATATTTAGAAGTGGAGCAATCAATGTTATTGACTACTATGAAAGCAGCGGTGTTGGGTTGGATCACTACGCTGAAATCCTACGTCAAAAAGATTACTACTGGGGAGATCACCTCGCCCCCCACGACATTGAAGTCAGGGAACTCGGTTCGGGCAAAAGCCGCCTCGAAACGGCGTTCAGCCTCGGCATCAAGTTCAAAGTCATCCCGAAAATGAAAGTGGCTGACGGTATCAACGCAGCAAGAATGATGATACCTAAATGCCAATTCGATAAGGATAACTGCAATCAAGGCATTGAAATGCTTAGACAATATAGGCAAGAGTGGGATGACAAAAGAAAATCTTTTAGGGATCATCCGAGGCATGACTACACTTCTCATGCTGCGGATGCGTTTAGGTATCTGGCTGTTGGCATGGAGAATAGACAAGCTCTGGTTCGTCCACCGCAACAAATTGCCGTCAATGAGTACAATCCGTTTTCGTTATGACCCCAACAAAAGAGGACATAAGTGACGTTTTATATTTAATGAATAGGAGTGATTTCCATAACTGGTACGGTAATGAGGAGTTTGACAAATATGTTATGCCACCTTTGCAAGCTAACCAGTATGTTATACTAAGAGATGAAGGGCGTGTGCCGTTTGTTTTTGCATCTTGGGGTTTCCCAAGCCATGACCAAGTAGGTCAGTATGTGCAAGACTTAGAGTTTATGCCGGAAGGCTACGAGGGTGGGGGTGATATTCCTTGGCTAATTGACTTTATAGCAGAGGGCGGTAAGCGTAATATCGCACTGGGTTTTCGTAAAGTAAAAAATGTGTTATCAAGTAAAGGGTACAATCAGGCGTTTTGGTTACGAGCCGAAACACAGAAGTTAGGCTTTCATCAGTGGGGTAATTAAAATGGGTAGCGTTGTTAGATTTTTTGACAAAAAAATTGTTGAGCCTTTTATTGAAAAGCCAATTAAAAAAATAGGCAGGGAAACGGTTGATGTTTTAACTGGTATGGATAAGACAGACCGTAGGCCACCCCCAACCCCAGAGCCAGAGGTAACGCCAGAGGTAACGCCAGAAGTTGTGCCTGATGAAACTATTATTGCTGGGCGTGGAACTAGGCGCACTAAACGCTCTGGTCAGGCTGGAACAATCATGGAAGAGTATGGTGCTACAGTAGCAAAGCCAATTAAAAAGGCAGTGGAAAGGGCGTAGCTATGTCATTTATGAAACCCAAGGTCTACACACCGCCACCACCGCCAGCCCCAGAACCAATAGCTGAACCTGACTACAAACGCGCTGCTGCATTGTCTGATGAGGCCGTATCAGCAGAACGCAAGAAGCGCAAAGGCCGAGGATCAACAGTTGTTGGCGGCGGGGTTATGGGTGATGAGACTGCAACAGGCGGCACTGGCGGTTCTAGTTCGCCTACATTATTGGGGTAAGCAATGGATAACATGAAAGCCATCGTCAGTCGGTTTGAGTATTTAGAAGGCCAGAGAGCTAATTGGGATAGTCATTACCAAGAGCTTGCTGACTATATGCTTCCCCGCAAAGCAGACATTGTACGCAAACGCGCCAGAGGCGAAAAGCGTATGGAGCTTATCTTTGATGGCACTGCGTTGCAGTCTGTTGATCTGCTTGCCTCATCACTGCACGGTATGCTTACCAGTGGTGCAACACCGTGGTTTCACCTAACCCTAAAGGATGATGAGCTTGGGCGTGATGAAGAAGTCCAAGCGTGGCTAGAAGATACTAGCTCTCGTATGATGAGAGCCATAACAATGTCCAACTTTGAAACTGAAGTCCACGAAATGTATGTGGACTTAGTTGTTTTTGGCACAGGCTGTATGTTTGTGGAGATGGACAAGAAGAGTATGCGGTTTAGTACACGCCACATATCAGAGTTTTATGTAGCGGAAGATCAATTTGGTATCGTTGATACTGTGTTTCGTAAGTATGTGTTGCCAGCGCGACAAGCAGTGCAGCGTTTTGGTATAGAAAATGTAAGTACGTTCATTCAAAAAAGATTTGAGAAAAAACCTGATGAAGAAGTGACTGTCCTTCATTGCGTAATGCCACGCAAGGAACGTGACCCGACTAAACAGGACAACAAAAATATGCCGTTTGCTTCTATGTATATCTGCATGGAAACAAAAATGGTTATGCAAGAAAGTGGGTTCCAAGAGTTCCCATATGTTGTTCCGCGCTTCCTCAAGGCAACTGGTGAAGTGATGGGGCGTTCCCCAGCTATGGTGGCGTTGCCAGACGTTAAGATGCTTAATCTTATGTCAAAGACCATCATACAAGCTGCACAGAAACTAATTGATCCTCCCTTGTTAGTTCCTGATGACGGATTTCTTCTCCCTGTCCGTACCCAGCCTGGGGGGCTTAACTTCTTTAGAAGTGGCACAAGAGACACAATTACGCCACTAAACACAGGCGCAAACATTCCTATCGGCTTAAACATGGAAGAACAACGCAGAACGGCTATACGCTCTGCCTTCTATGTAGATCAGCTTCTAACAGGCGGTTCGCCTAATATGACAGCTACAGAGGTAGTGCAACGCCAAGAGGAGCGTATGCGCGTTATAGGGCCAGTATTAGGGCGTTTGATGAACGAGATGCTACGCCCAATGATTGATCGTGTATTTGCCTTGATGCTCCGCGCAGATATGCTTGCACCGCCACCAGAGATTTTGCAGGGGCTTGATGTGGATGTAGAATATGTATCACCGCTGGCACGCGCACAGAAATCAAGCAGTCTCAACAGCACAATGAAAGCCTTAGAGATATTGCTGCCACTAGCACAAGCGTTGCCAGTTGCAGATCACATCAATGCTGATGGCTTGGTTAATCATGTTATGGATAGCCTTGGTGTTCCTAAGAAAGTTGTAAAGCCCCAGTCTGAGGTTGATGCCAGCAGGGAAGAACAGGCAGCGCAGCAACAGGCTATGATGGAGCGTCAGGAAGCAAGTCAGGACGTACAAGACGTAGCGCAGATAGCACAAGCGTCTAGGATGGTAGCTAAATGAGCGAACAGATAACACAACTTAAAACTATGTATACCGATATATTCGGCAGTACCGCTGGTAAAAAAGTGTTAAGTGATCTTGAGGCAAGATGTAATTGGAGAACCTCAAGCTATGTAGCTGGCGATGCCAATGCTACAGCATTTGAAGAAGGGAAACGTGCAGTCTTACTGCATATCTATAACATGATGAATGAGGAGTAATTTATGTCAGAGCAAGTTGCCGAACAGGTAGCCCAGCCAGAAGCAACCCCATCAGTGCTGGAAACCCCAGCAGAGGTTGCACAAGGCGGGTCTGGTAACGGTTTCATGGAAATGATACCAGAAGATTTAAGGGAGCATCCAAGTCTTTCACCTATTAAGGATGTTGGAAATCTAGCGCGTTCTTTTGTTAATGCACAAAAACTTATCGGTGCAGACAAGATACCGTTTCCAACAAACCCCACAGAGGAAGATTTAAGCAATATATACAGTCGTTTAGGTAGACCAGAAACCCCAGAAGGTTATGAGTTTGCCACAGACGGCAATGTAATCACGCAAGAGGTTGCGACAGAGTATGCTGGCGTAGCGCACAAGCTTGGTCTTTCACCGCAACAGGCGGCTGGGATACTAGATTACTACAAAGGTTCTGTTGGTCAGACTACAGAGCAAATGGAACAGTTAGCTCAAGAGCAAGCGGAACAGACAACTAATGAGCTAAAGCGTGAATGGGGTAATGCTTTTGGAGACAAAGTAGCAGCGGCAAAAGATATTATAGAACAGTTTGCTGGCCTTGATATGCTGCAAATGCGTCTTGAGGACGGTACAAAAGTTGGTAATCACCCTGCCTTTATAAAAGCATTTGCTGCTATAGGTGATTTTAAATCTACAGTAACAAGTGAAGATACAATCAATGATGGCGCACGAACTTCTGTGTTTACGCCAGTACAAGCGCAAGCAGAGATTGATGCTATTATGAATGACAAGAGCCACCCTTACCATGACAGAAAGAATGTCACAGGGCGGCAGAGGGCTATTGAACACGTTAATAGTTTGTTCACAATGGTTCATGGAAGCGAATAATTATGGAAGATGAATTATCCCCATTGGCAGTTCGCTTAGAATGTCTTAGAATGGCAGTGGAATTTGGTACGCAACGTGATGTAATGAACCCAGTTGATCTGGCAGAAAAGTATCACGCTTGGGTAACGAAAGAGGGTAGCGGTGTAAATCGTCCTCAAGACAGTCGGATAGACGATAGCCTAATGGTGGCTCAAAAACCTAGAAGTGTCCGTAAGGGTAGCGCATCGAAATTAGTGTAACTTAAACCGTGTGAACTTAGGAGACATAATATGTCATCAGAAATCACCACGGCATTTGTGCAACAATACTCTGCTAACGTGCAGATGTTATCACAGCAGATGGGTTCTCGTTTGCGTGATACGGTGCGGATTGAGAATATTGTTGGTAAAAATGCCTTCATAGACCAGATCGGTGTAGCGACAGCGCAGCTTCGTACATCAAGAAATGCCGACACACCTCAAATTGATACACCACATGGGCGTAGGCGTTTATCCCTAGCTGACTACGAATATGCTGATCTGATTGACGATCAGGATAAAGTTCGTATGTTGATTGACCCGACTTCATCTTATGCTCAAGCGGCTGCTGCTGCTATGGGGCGTGCGATGGATGACGTTATCATCTCTGCTGCAACTGGTGCTGCCTCAACAGGCGAAACTGGTTCTGGTACAGCAAACCTAGATGCAACCGCCAACTCTGTTGGTTCAGCATCATCAAACGATGGATTGACCGTAGCAAAGCTAACTGAAGCAAAACGCAAGTTAGACCTAGCTGACGTTGACCCATCTATCCCACGCTACATTGCCGTTGGCCCAAAGCAGATTGAAGATTTGCTTGGAACAACTCAGGTAACTAGCAGTGATTTCAATACCGTAAAGGCATTGGTTTCTGGGGATGTGGACACCTTCATGGGCTTCCGCTTTGTCATGTCGAACCGCTTGGCTGTTTCTGCCACAGATGTTCGCACTTGCTTTGCTTGGGCTGAAGATGGTCTTACCTTGGGTATAGGTAAAGACATTTCCGCTAGGATTGATGAACGCGCAGACAAAGGTTATGCAACCCAAGTTTACTATTGCATGTCAATTGGTTCGACACGCATGGAAGAAAACAAGGTTTGCCAAATCTTCTGTGATGAAACCCCAGACTAATAGGAGCTAGAGATGACTACTAAAAATTCTGACTTGGTAGCAAATCTTGAGGCTTCTCCTCAAGTTGCTAATAAAGCCCAAGAGCTACAAGGTGTACTCCGAATAGCTCAAGGTAATGTTGCTTTGGCGGCTGGTGATAGCACTGACGATGACATCGTTATGCTTGCTCCAATTCCAAGCAACGCATCTATTGTATCTTTGCAAGTAGGCTCAGATGCTTTGGGTGGAAGCTGCACATACAATGTCGGCATCTACACTGATGCTGGTGCTGTAAAAGACGAGGACTTCTTTGCTACTTCTGTCGCTGATGGCGCAGCATTAGCAGAGCTTCGTTACGAGGCAGCAGACCTCAATACCACTGGACAGCAGCTATACACAATGGCTGGTGACAGCACTGATCCAGGCGGGTTCTACTACATTGCCGCGACTTTTAATGCGACAGGTGGAACTGGTGGTGATATGGCTTTCATCATTGAGTATGTTGTAAACTAGACAAGTTAGAAGGGGCGGTACACCTCGCTGCCCCTTCTCCCCTTTAGGAGTTTGCTATGTCCTCAGTGGTTGACATTTGTAATGAAGCTATGGATTTGTTGGGTGCGGCAACGATTACGTCACTGACCGAGAACTCCAAAGAAGCTAGGCTTTGTAATAGAAAATTTGAACTTACAAGGGATGCGGTTCTACGCGCACATCCTTGGAACGCTGCTATAGCAAGAGCAGAACTGGCGGCTAACAGTGTTGGCCCTGCCTTTGGTTTTACCCATCAATTCCAATTACCCGCTGACCCTTACTGTTTAAGGGTTCTTTCTTATTGGAACACTAACGTAAATAATGACCTTGCTGCGTATGACAGCAACAGAATGTTTAAGATAGAAGGGCGTAAGATTTTAAGCAACGATGATGCTTGCAAGATTATTTATATATCTCGGCTAGAAGATACAGAAGATTACGATGCTTTGCTATCTAATGCCATAGCTCACAGGCTTGCGGCTGATACAGCTTATGCAATTACTGGTAGCAACTCTGTAGCACAGCAAATGTTTAGTCTCTATGAATCCAGATTAAAAGAAGCCAAGGGTGTGGATTCTATGGAAGGCTACCCAGAACAGCCAGTAGCGGATTACTTTATCGACATCAGGTATTAACATATGGCGCGTGTATCCAGTATTCTAACAAACTTCCGCGCTGGTGCTATATCGCCACGGCTTGAAGGCAGAATTGATTTAGAAAAATATAACCAATCTGTTAAAACATTGCAGAATATGGTTGTGTTTCCTCAAGGCGGGATAGCTAGACGGCCTGGAACTAACTACGCTGGCACTACAAAAGACGGTGGTACAGTAAGGTTAATTGACTTTGAGTTTAGTGATGAGCAAGCGTATGTGCTTGAGCTTGGTTTAAATTACATCCGCATTTACAAAGATGGCGGCATTGTAACTGAGGCCACAAAAGCAATCACAGCAATTACTGCCGCCAACCCTGCTGTTGTAACATCTAATGGGCATGGATACAGCAACGGTGATCGCGTTATGATTAGCGGTGTTGTTGGCATGACACAGCTAAATAACCGCGAGTTTACTGTAGCTGGCACAGCCACAAATACATTCCAGTTAAGCGGTGTAAACAGTTCTGCCTTTACAGCTTATGACAGTGGCGGCACTGCTGGAAA